ACCAACAAGAAGAAGAATACACTCGCCATAATTTTCTTCACACACCCAAGGAATCATTGCTATACCAAGTCCACCAAAATCTACTTCTTTTGGACTTGAATACATCCAAGGTTCTACTTTTCCTTCAGAGGATGTAAATATTTCTTCTATGGAATTTAATTCATTGGTGTTCTTGTGAAAAGTATCATGATTGCCGATAATAATATGCGTATCAACTCCCATTTTCCACAAACGTTCAATAAAGTTCGTCCGTAAATCATTCAATATCTTAAAGTTAATATATTTTCTCCGGTCCACTACATCACCCAGATGAATACACGTTTTAATGTTGTGTTTTTCTAGATAAGGAAAAAATACATTATCATAAAATTTTCTAAAATATTTCATGAAGGTGAGACTGTCGCCCCTCGCTCCAAAATGAGTATCCGTTATAAGTGCTATCTTCATGTAGTAACACCCATAAAAAGTTCTAAAGTAGTTGGTTCTGTTTTCTTTGCAGCTTTCTTTTTCTTGCTTTTTTCAAAATTGTCTACAAATTCATCTACCACTACTCTAAAATCAGAATTCTTAAAATCGGTTGATGTTTTGAAATCTTCATCATAATTCATGTATTCTACATATTCTGGGCTGATTTCATAATTCTGCATACTTTTATATTTTATATATAATTGTTTCTTCTCTTTTTGAATTCTTCGAATGAAGGCATAATAAATGATCTGAGTAAAATATGCAAATGGGTTGGATGATTTCTCTGGATTAAAATTGTGAATATAATGCAAACAATTTTCTATTCCATCTGATATCATATCATCTTTGAAGGCATAATTTATAAAATTAGGCCGGAAGGATAGTCGTTGAGCTATTTTTAAAAACACGGAACCCAAATATTCTGAAATGATTGGTAGTTCTTTATCATTATTAATTGATATATGATATTGCTTTTTATATTCTATCATTTCTTCTAGAAATTTCGCATTGTCCACATAATGAACAGTCTTTTTTCGTTTTGCCATGATAATTTCCTTTAGTTATTAACGTGATACTCTTATTATATCACATAATACCTGTTTGTCAAGGTATCTTGACATTTGGAAATAGTATGTTATAATGAGGTGTGGAGCCGAAAAGTGAATGAGTTAGTTCATTAGGCCAGTAGGATTAAAATCCGATAATATTTTAGACATTTTATTCATTTCCTCTTCCATTGATTCTGTACTAGATTCCTTTATTGTTTCTAAATAGAATTTCTTGTAATCTCTTCCTAATTCTGAAACAGACATTATGCATCGAGCTGCTAATGGTACAGATGTTACATCTGTAAATGGCAACCATTTTAATAATGCAACATGAGTGGATTTCTGTTCTTCATCATATCTAACTAATACTTTCATTGGCCAATGTAATTCTAAATATCCACTATTTTTAGATTTATCAGACACTACCACTTTTGAAAAGAGAATTTCCCCATTATCCAATCTTATTACTTTTAAATCTTCTTCATTGAGAACTGGTTCCATTTATTCCTTGAGTGCAATGTGATATTTTTTATATGGAAATCTTTCTTCGTCATATATTTTAATTCTTTCTTCATGATGTTGAAAAGCATAGTTTTTTCTATTTCTCCAACATAAATCATCGGTAATATCATATAATATGGTTTCTTCTTTTGTTTCAGATAACCGTAATCCTCTACCTATCGATTGAAGATTTCTGATACGTGATTTAGAAGGAGAAGCGAACACAATGTTATGAAGATTCCTAATGTTGATGCCGGTACTGAATACCCCATAACTTGCCACGATGATGGCATCTTGTTCTGTTTCTGTAATTGCTCGGATCTGTTCTCTGGTTTCGGTATTAGTTCCACCAAAGACGAAAAAAACTTTTCTATTGTTAACATCTGCCTGCTCCTTTATCATGTCATATAAAATGCGTCCATGCTTTTTCACTAATCGAAAAAGTAACAGCGTATTTGTCTCTAAAGACAATACTAGGTTTCTAATATATTTATTCCTTTTATCATGTGATACCAGATATTCTAATTCATCTGCATATTTGTAATTTTTTATTGCATGACATATTTCATCTGGATATTTTAATATTAATATTTTCACACTAAATGGAGATAATTGTTTTCTATCAATTAATTTCTTGGTTGTTGTAGCTTCGTAGATTTTCCCAAATAATCCCTCTAGTACTAATTTATGAGTCTGAGTTCCATCTAGTGTTCCTGTAGTGCCTATTCTATATTCAGCATTTACACATTTAGTCATTAATGTGGTGAGGGATTTGGATTTGAACCCGTGAGCTTCATCACCAATTACCAATTTGTATGGTTCAAAAGTTTTCTTGCTGAGTTTGTATATCGATTGCCATGTTGAAATAACCACCTGTTTATCTGAAATTTTATCTTGACCAGCATAAACTTGATGGCAATGTTTGTCAGAATCCCATCCGTATTCTCTAAAATCTCCAAACATTTGTGACACCAGGGAAGTAGTAGGCACAATTATTAGAGTCTTTACGTTCAATGCTCTTACAATTAAATAAATTATTAAGGATTTACCACTAGCAGTAGGGGATACTACTAAACTTTTTTTGTATGAGAGGGCATGATAAAATGTCGCAAGTTGATAATCTCTAGGAACGAATGGAAGTTTTAGATCTTCAATAAAGGATTCATTATGTTCAATTTTGACAGGTTTCCACCAATCGCCATCGAGAACCATTTTATAGTTTCTATTTTTTGCAAATTTAAAAACATATGCTATTAATCCACCATATAAGAGTTTATTGTAAATATTGAATAATCTAATTTTGCCGTCCCATAACTTCATTCGGTATGAGGGCATAAATGTGTATCCAGGTACTGTGAATGTAAAATAATCGCACAATTCCTGAGCTATAGAAGGTTCACAATTGATTTTCAAATATACTTCATCTATCTTGGAAAGATAAATTGAATCAGTGTCCTTCAGTGAATCTTTTCCAATCGATTGCATTTTTAATTAAATATCCCCTTGTAGTTAGACTTTTTACTATGGCTTCAAGGTAATCTACTTTTTCTTCGTGTAATGCCATTTTCTGTTTGGATTCTATTACATCTTCATCCGCATCAATATAGGCATCAATATCTTGTTTAAGTAATCTGTGCTGAAAAGGTTCCCAATCCAGGGCTTCCAGTTCTTCACCACTCAACTTCCCCCCATAATATTCTTTTTTCAGTTTCACAAGTTTACTATATTCATAACGCATAGTTTTGAGTCTTAACTTTTCATTAGAATAGAGAATTAAGTACTTGTTGTGTAACTGGGGAATTTTAACAGATTCTTTTGCTAATTCAGTATCATCAATACTGCAATCACCTGTCCATGATTTCTGTATGTCTTCAAACTTCATAATCTTTCAATTTTTTAAGGGCAACCATCGTTTGCACTTGTTCTATTATTTCGGCATAACCTTCTTCGACCCATTCATCTATAAATTTGGTTACTCCTTCACAGGTTGGATCAGTATAATCATGAGCTAAACAAGGACCATTCAAATAATTCCAATGATGAATAAAATCTTTTTTAACTCCTTCGTATGAATGATCACCATCAACAAATAGCATAGACAATGGTACATTTTCCATTGCATGGGAATTACCTACTTTAATATCTATTCGTTCTTTTTCTTCGTAATCATTTAACCAATCATCTACATCTGGATCATGACATCCTTCAATTCCATCAATAGAAATAATTTTTACTTTAGAATCATGGGTCGCGATTGCAAGTAACATTAATGTTCCTGCCCAATATCGACCAATTTCTAATATAATATTACCCGATTGTTGCGAAGCATATTTGTATAATAATCCAGCTTCATGTAAATTTAATCGTATAATATCTCTTGTTTCACGCGGAGAAGCAAACATCCATAACAAGAGAGAAAAATCTCTTTTCATTAATCATTTATCAAACTATTAATTGTATAATTTCGGTAACTCATTGTCAAATTAGCTACCTTATATTCTGGTTCTACTGAAGTGGAATCAAATAAAAGTTCCGATAGACCAATCGGAAAAATAGCATTGAAATGTACTTCTAGAAAGGGATTCATTTGACTAGATAAAAGAGTTAATACTGCACTTGTATCAGATGCATCCTTATTCATCATCCATTCCCAAATTGTTATATAATTTTTTAAATATTCATCAACAAGAAATTGTATACTGAGCATTTCAAATTCTATAACACCCAAATTCTTTTGAACTCCGGGTTGTCGAGGGAAAGGCATTTGTGCCGCTTGCATCGATAGCCCAGGTAAATTTACACCCTGAACAAAAAAATTAAGTTCTGGGTATCCCACAAGTTCAAATTTAAACTGTACACTTGTTAGATAATTTATATTTTTTGGTTGTTCTGCTAAACTCGCCATATCTCCGTTTCATCTTTTGAAAATAAATTTGATAGTTTTGGAAAATCATCTCCGCGATAATTGACCCAAATAAACTGTAGAGATGGATGTTCTTTAATAACTTTAAAAATCTGTTTATCCCAATTATTGTATTCGGCTTTCCATCCATCTACTTTAGACCAGCTGCCGATGTCAGCCCTACTACCTTTACTGTAATAATGGTCTGTATCAGCATAAATGTTATCATAATAATTGTTATGATGATCAAAACCCAATAAGTAAACTTTTTCATAATCGTTACAAGTAAAATCTTGACACGCAATGTGTAGTGCTGAAGTTCCTGTAGACCACCCGTAAACTTCTTCAGGCATATTTTTTATCTTGTTTTCCATTCCTTTAGGAACCCAGATAATGTAACTCTGAGCTTTTGATACTTTATTATCAGTTCCAGAAATATACACAAAATATTCAGAATCAAATCTTCGATATGTTTCATGTTCTGT